AGATTAGATGGAAAGGAGGGAGATGAATAGATGGCAGATGGAAAAATAGTAATTGACGTCCAGGTAAATGGGCGCAAACTTACAGAGCTATCAGATGCCTTAAAGCGTTTAGAGTCCGAAGCCCGTAGATCGGGCCAAGGTGTCAAAAGCGCTGGAGACGGTATCCAGGCTACTGGTGATAAGGCTCTAAGAGCTGGTCAAGGCTTCAAACGTGCTGGTGACCGTATGGCCGAGGGTGCGAAACTATCGGAAACGTCAAGCAACGGCTTTCGTCGTGCTGGGGATAAGATCAAAGAAAGCTCAGAAGTCGCGTCGAAGTCTGGGAACGGCTTTAAACGGGCTGGTGAGAAGATCAAGGAAAGCTCTGATCTAGCTGGACGCTCTGGAAACGGCTTTAAACAAGCCGGTGAGAAAGTAAAAGAAAGTTCGGATCTTGCCCAAAGATCAGGAGATGGCTTTAAACAGGCATCGAACAAAATTAAGTCAGCTAGCAATGAAGCTAGCTCTGGCGGTGAAGGCTTTAAACAAGCTGGACACAAGGTGAAAGCGTCTGGTGAAGAAGCCAAAGGCGGTGGAGCTGGTTTTAAAAAGGCTGGTGAAGATGCCAAGGCTGGCGGTGATAAAGCTGGACAAGGTGCTAAAGGCTTTGAGAAAATCAAAGACGCAATCAAGAACTTCTCGGTCGGTGCGGTAGCTTTTAAAGCTGTCAGCTCAGCCATGAACCTTGTAAGCCAGTCAATGGACAAGGCTATTGACCGCTTTGATACCTTGCAACGGTTCCCGAAAGTGATGAAATCACTGGGGCACTCATCGAAAGATGTGGCAGCATCTACTAAGCTACTTTCTGAGGGTATCGAGGGACTACCTACAACACTTGATACAGTTGTAAGTACCACTCAAAAACTAACCTCAATGACTGGTAATCTCAAGCAGTCTACTAAGCTGACAATCGCTTTGAATAATGCGTTCCTTGCTTCTGGTGCATCTACGGAAGATGCAAGCCGTGGATTGCAACAGTACACCCAGATGTTATCTGCTGGTAAGGTAGACATGCAAAGTTGGAAGACATTGCAAGAAACCATGCCTTATGCATTGCAGAAGACCGCTGAAAGTTTTGGTTTTGCTGGTGCATCGGCCCAAAAGGACTTTTACTCAGCCTTACAAGACGGCAAGATCACGTTCGCTGATTTCAGTAAGCGACTGATTGAGCTTAACAAGGGTACAAATGGCTTTGCTGAAATGGCAAAGAAAAACTCTGAAGGTATTAAAACATCATTCGGTAACATCGTGAACGCGGTAGCGAAAGGGATCGCAAACGTCATTGCCGAGTTTGACAAGATGAGCAAGGCAGTTACTGGTAAGAGTATTGCCCAGAACCTTGATAGTATCAAAGGTGCGGTAAATAGTACTTTTAATGTTATCATCAGTGTTATCCGTGGTGCCACTCCAGTTGTCAAGTCACTAGTAAGTGTATTAGGCTTTCTTAAACCTGTTTTAGACCCGCTTATCTCGGTATTTACCGGAGTTGTAGGTGCGGTATTGCTCTTTAAAGGAGCTATGCTGGGACTATCCATTATCAAGGGTATCGGTAGCCTAATCGGTACGCTTATCACTTCCCTGGTATCTCTAACCAGTACCTCACTTGTAGCTACGGGTGCTACTACTGGACTAGCTGGAGCTTTGGCTTCTCTATCATCTGGTGGAGTATTCCTGGTTGTCGGTGCTATCGCTGGGCTAGTGTCATGGTTAACCCAGGAAAGCGAAGCGTCCAAGGAAGCCAAGGCCAAGAATGAAGAGTTTAAACGCTCCCTCGATGATCTACACGAAAGTGTAAATAAAGGCAATGAAGCCTATAAAGATCGCAGAAATGAGATCCAAGCCACAGCCGAGGACAACGAGCGCCTTGTCAGAAAGATTGACGAACTAAACGCGGTCGAAAACAAGACTGCCGCTCAGAAGAAAGAACTTGCGTCGGCAGCAGAAACCCTTAACTCACGTATTGAGGGCTTGAATATCCAGTACGATAAAGCCACAGGCACAATCAACATGACCACGGACGCGATCCGTAAGCAGATTGAGATTGCCAAGGCATCGGCTGAAATTGAAGCCGCCAACCAGAAAATGGTAGAAAATGCCAAGAAGCGCCTTGAAATCAAGGATAAGATAAAGGAAGTTGAGAAACAGTACCAGGATCTTGTCGAAAAAACTGATAGCGTGGAAGAAGGCTCTTTCAGCAACTCGCGAATCCGTGAAGGGGCCAAGGCAGAATTTAAGAAAAAATACAACGAAGAAGTCAAGAAGCTTCAGGACGACATCAAGAAAACCGAGGATTCTGACAACGAATTAACTAATACAATCGTTAAAAACAACGAAGTCAAGGCCAAGTCTACAGAAGATGCGTCGGGTCGTCAAATTTTATCATTGAACACAATGAATGAGACCCAGAAGAAGTTAGTCGATGACATGAAGGCTCAGTACGAATCTCTTCGCGGTGAGGTTCAAAACGCATTTCAAGCGATTGAGCAACAAGCGGCATTATCTGCAGATCAAATGACTGCCAACTTGCAAAAGAATATTGACGCGGTTGATAAGTGGTCACAAAACCTTGAAATACTAGCAAAACGCGGACTTGACCAAGGACTTATTGAACAAATGCGACAGGCTGGTCCTAAAATGGCCAACCAAACGCAGGCCCTTGTAGATGCGTCCGATGAGCAACTAGGACGGCTCAATACTAAATGGACCGAAGCTGGGGATAAAGCCAAAGAAGGCTTCCTCCGTGGTATCAAGGCAACCGGTGTCGAGCTTGCTCCAGAAGTGCAAGCGATGGTTACCGCAATCGGTGTTGAGTTTAGACAAGCACTAATTGATGCAGGTTTTGATGTTAAAGCCCGTGAAATCCCTCAAAAAGTCGGAGAGGGCATCGAAGCGAACAAGGGCGCTGCAGCTCAAGCTATGAACAGCATGACGGAAGGTGCTAAACAAGCATTCAACAACTTGCCAACGGAAGCCAAGTATAGCGGATCACAGGTAAGTGGTCAGTATGCTCAAGGTATCACAGAAAACCAAGCATCAGCTCAAGGGGCTGTAGAGGGCCTTAAAAACGCATCTCTAGGTGTTTTGGCTAATTTGTTCGGTGAGGGGCAAGTAAAAGGTGCTGAACTCGGTGCTGGTGTCGGAGATGGTGTATTGAGCCGGTCTGATGTTGTACAAGGTGCAGCGAACACCCTCAAATCAAACGCTACTGCTACGATGGCTGGCATGGCTACAGATGGACAGGCTAAAGGTTCAGAATTTGGTTCTGGTATCGCAATTGGTATCGGTGTAGGTCAGCAGGTTGCTGTTGGTGCAGCGTCTGCGATGAACCTTGCTATTTCTGCTCAATTCCTCGCGATGTCGATGAATGGCCAGCAGTACGGTTCGCAATTCGGAACTGGTATCGGTGGTGGTATCAATTCGTCGCAAGGTATTGCTACCGGTGCGTCTAATGCAATGAAGATGATGATTAATACATCTGTCAGATCGCTAGGACATGACGGTAGAAATGCCGGATCACAATTTGGTACTGGTGTTACTAGCGGTGTAGCGAGCCACAACGGAGCAGTATTTAACGCGTCTAGCAACCTCAAAGCCTCAGCACATAACGGTATGTCCGGTGGTTACAACGGCGGATATAATGCCGGTCTGTCTATCGGTGAGGGTATGATGAGTGGTATCTATGCTATGGCTGGGTCGGTTGCAGCAGCAGCAGCCAGCATCGCAAGTAGTGCGGTTGCAGCAGCCCGGTCTACTTTAGCTATTAACTCGCCGTCCAAGGTGTTTAGAGATCAAGTAGGTCGCGCTATCCCAGAAGGTATGGCAGTAGGTATTGAAAAATATGGCTACTATGTAGATGACTCAATGACTGACCTTGCGAACAAGACAGTAGAGTCTGGCAAGAAATACACGGACGGCTTTGGCTTTAACTTGCCAGGTCGCGGTGATCTTGTAAGTGGTCTGACTGATACACTAGCTACGCGCTTTGGATATGCAGGCGGTGGAAGCTCAAGCTCAAATGTTACAAATAACTACACACTTAACGCAAACGGCACGGCTAACGACAATTTCTTTAGTCCGGAAAATATGCGCAGGCTCCTGCGTGAGCTTGCATACTATACGAATTTGGAAGGAGGTAGAATGGCATAATGGGAAGTTTTACATTTAACGGTGTATCAAGCACTACTCACGGGCTACGAGTGACCAGCGACTATATTATTAGTTCGACTGGTAGTGACGTGGAAACAGTAGCGGTCCCTGGTCGCGATGGTGATCTTTTGATCTCAAAGAACCGGCTCAAGTCGGTTACTATCGAACTGCCTTGTACCGTCCTTTCTAATCGCAAACTCACAGATGCAGAAAGTGACATCAGTAACTGGCTCAATGTAGACGGCTATAAAGATCTGACTCTATCATGGGACCCAGATTTTATCTACCGGTCAGCATTTATTGAGACCTTCGAAGTGTCTAGCCTTATGCGCCAGTTTGGCAAAGTCAAGCTGAACTTTTTGACCTATCCAGTCAAATTTTATAAGCAAGGGCGCACAAGCCAAACACTTTCGAACGGTGCTACAGTCAACGGCATCGGCAACGTCAACGCAAAACCAATCATCACTCTAGTGGGATCTGGTGACTGTACACTTACAATCAACGGACGCAAGACTAAGTTAAAGGCCGTACAAAATAAGATCACGCTGGATATGCAAGCAAACCAGGTATTCTCTGGCAACTTGCAAGCATGGGATAAGGTTGTTCGATCTCCTCAATTCCAGATGCCTTACTTGGACGCTGGCAGAAATCTGATAAGCTGGGACGGGAATTTTACTGTTACCATGACACCAAACTGGGGGGTTAAGCTATGAGGCCTATACTATACAACGCGAATGAAACAGCGTTTGAAACCTACGGTTTGGGAGAAATTGACGCGACAAAGGCTCAAGTCACACGGGAACGAAACGGGAATTATACTCTTTACATTGAGTACCCGGCTAGTGGACCGCTTGCTGGTACGTTTAAAAACGATATGCGGATCAAATCTGATGCTGGTTTGAGAACCAAAAATCAGACTTTCTTCATCTCCCGTATCCTCAAAGACAGCACTGGCATTTTAAAGGTCTATGCCAAACACATCAGCCACTTGACCGAAAAGATGGCTATTAGAAATAATACCAACGCAACAGGGACAGCTCAGTCAGCTTTGGCTATCTGGGCTTTAAATGCCCTGGGCGGTATTCGCTTTGATACATGGTCCGATATTGATTTAACCTCAAAGACAAGCTGGAATATCGCAGACTTTAAGACGGCGCGTGATGTGCTGGGTGGTGTTAAAGGCTCAATCCTTGACGTTTGGGGCGGTGAATATGAGTTTGATAATACTGTTATCAGACTGCATAAGCAACTCGGACGAAAGAGTCCAACCGTCCTGGAATATGGTCGCAATATCCTGCGAGCAGAAGATGACCAAGATATCGAGGGTGCTTATACCAGTGTCTACCCTTATGCGACATACACCCCGGAAAATCAAGGATCTGGTGACGGTGGATCAACTAGCCAACAAATCACAGTTGAGCTACCTGAGAAATATGTAGACGGTCCTTATATCGGCTTATACAATGAGCGACGGGTTTTGATCGTTGACTTCTCGTCTAACTTCAAAGACAAGGAAGTACCAACGATTGACAAGTTGCGCAGACTTGCCAAAGAGTACGCAATCAATAACCGCTTAGGACTCCCTAAAATCAATACTAAAATCGAGTATGTAGACTTATCAAAGACACTTGATTATAAACTTACCCAGATTTTGGAAGAAGCTGAACTTTGTGACATCGTACCGGTCTATTATCCTCAAATCGGGCTTACTAGTGAAGATGCCAAACTGACAACCATTGTCTATGATGTACTGTTAGAACAGAATGACAGCGTAGAGGTTGGTGTTATCGGTGATGGCTTTAAATCATCAATGACCAGCAACCTATCCGGTAAGATTGACGACTTGGCCAGCAACCAGCAACGACTGGTAAATACCTTACCAGATTATCTCTTAAATGCTCAAGGGAATAAAGTCTGGTACAATCGCCCTGATAACAACGAGCATAAGGTTGGCGATATATGGTTTGAGAAGAACGGACTCTATGACCGAATGTACGTTTGGAATGGTTCGCAGTGGGAGAAACGGATCGACACAGAGGATATTGACAAGGTCAAGAAAGAAGTCGATAAACAAATCTCAGACGCTAAAATCTCAACGAACCAAGCAATCGCACAAGCGAACGCGAAGGCAGAAGAGGCCCTCAAGAAAGCCGGCGCCTTACCAGACACTAGCAAGCTATCTGACCAGATTAAAACGCTGATTTTAAACAGTCCAGACTTACAAAACAAAGTCACAGAAGGTGTGAAAAGCGTTGATGGTGACACGATCTATAGTAAGATCTTTTCCAAATTGCTAACACAATTCGTTGATAAAACCAGCTTTGAATCAGTTGACCGTATGCAATCAGAACAAGGGCGCGATCTTCTGAATTTGTCCAAACAGATCACAGCTCAGACCCTCGAATATAACAAGCTCACAGAATCTAACAAGATGTACGAGCGTATTCTCGGAAAGAGCGAGACGGACGCACCAGATAGGCTTTCAAGGCTTGTCATGAGTAGCCAGATATTCCAAACGGAAGTTGGTAAGTACTCAACAACGGGTGGACCAAATATGCTCCGAAATTCGCGAGCCGATAATGGCTTGAAATATTGGACAGAAGCTAATGGACGGTTGAACTTCACAGCCCACCAGTTTTACCTCAACGGTCAAAAAAGAATGTTTTCTCTAAGACCGGGAGCATTTGTCCATAGTCCACGTTTTATCATTAAGCAAAATACAAATTATATGCTGAATTTGATAGCTTTTGATGCTAACACGGCCCGTTTTAAAATTGCATTTTGTAAGCGCCGAAAAGGCTCAACGAATGACTTTGACGAAATGCAAATAATCTTTGACAAGACTGGATCGCCAGCATTTAACTCAGAACGAGCAATCAAAAAGTCATTTAGTTTTAATACAGGGGCATTTGATGAAGGCTATCTGTTATTTAATTATCAAGGGAATCCTAACGGCTGGTCTGGTCTATTTATGACTGAGCTGGACTTTTACGAAGGTTCATCAGATCG